AATTGGTAGTGTGGGAACTCCAATTGTTGGATTAACAGCTGCAACAGCTGGACAAACTCATTACTTACCAGTGACTATAAACGGTGTAGTATATAAACTATTATTATCACTTTAATAATTAAAACATGGCAACTCTACCTGAATTTGAAAATGTGGATAATCCACAGAACACAATGCCTGAGTATACATCTAAACTTGTTCAGATGTATCAATATCAAAACAGATCAGTAGATAAATTCTTACGTGATTTTGGTTCAAAGATTGCCAGTCTGCAGTTTGCAAATAATGCAGCTGCACTGGCCGCTGGACTAAAACCTGGAGAATTTTACACTACTGTATCTGGTACAGATTTAATAGTAAAAGTAGTTAAGTAAAAACTTAAGTTATGTCAAATAGTATAGGAGATTTAAAAAATAGTGGTCTACAGGGAAACAATTGGCCATGGCAATATAAAGTACTTGACGGAATACAAAAAATCTATGATTCTTTAGTAGGAGCTAGTGTAGTAACAGCAAGAACACCTGTAATAGCTTCTGCTACTGGTACAGGAAGTGTTCCGGTATCATATGGTTTTTCAATAGCTAATGTTGGAGGTGCTGCTGGATTAGTTGCTGGTGTTACTTTACCTGCAGGAACAACTGTAAATTTTGCTCCGGATAAAAATAATACTCTAAATGGTATTACTTATGATGCAACAGGTACTACATTTTTAATTACTAGGATTCAATAAATTATGGGCACTATAGTTTCCATAGGAGGTTCAGGTTCTAATGACATTCTTACACAATACCCAATGCTTACAGATGCATTTGGTAGAGTTAGAACAGCACAACCATTAACATTATTTGATTCATCTCATAGATATAGAGATAATGGTTTATGGAATACTTCTACAACAAGTGGAGGCACCGCAGTATTTAGCTCAAATGAAGGACTAGTAAATCTAAATGTAACTGGTACAGCTGGATCTGAAGTAATAAGAGAAACTGCAAAAGTATTTTCTTATCAACCAGGTAAATCTTTGTTGGTTATGAATACATTTGTAATGGCTCCAGCTCAAACTAACTTAAGACAAAGGGTGGGTTATTTTGGAACAGAAAATGGTATATATATTCAATTAAGAGACAACACTTTAAGCTTTGTAGAAAGAAGTTTAGTTACAGGTGTAGTAACTGAAACTGTTGTAAATCAAGCTTCTTGGAATGCTGACACAATGGATGGTAATGGACCATCAGGAATAACTTTGGATATTACTAAAGCTCAGATTCTATTTATGGATATTGAGTGGTTAGGTGAAGGCACAGTAAGAATAGGGTTTATAATAGATGGAAACTTTATAGTTTGCCATAGATTTAATCACGCTAACTTAATTACTTCTACTTATATTACTACAGCATCATTACCATTAAGATACGAGATACTTAATGCATCAACAGCAACAGCAACTACATTAAAGCAAGTTTGTTCTTCTGTAATATCAGAGGGAGGATATGAATTAAGAGGAGCTCAACAAGCTGTTGGTACACCTATTACTACTCCAAGAACATTTGCTGTAGCAGGAACTTATTATCCTATTGCAGGCATTAGATTAAAATCTACTAGATTAGATGCTATTGTAATCCTTACTGCTGTTTCATTATTAGGTTTAGGTAATGGTAAAAATTATGCTTGGAGAATTTTAAACGGAACTATAATAACTGGCGGAGCTTGGAATCCAGCAAGTGCAGATTCTTCTGTTGAATATAATCTCACAGGTACTTCAACTACCGGTGGTAGAGTATTGGCACAAGGATATATAAATTCATCTAATCAAGGTTCTCCAAGTATGGATATACTAAAAGAAGCATTATTTGCAGCTCAATTAGAAAGAAATACTTTTACAGGAACAGCTTTTGAAATAGTAGTTGAAATGGCTATTGATGTTACAGGAGGAACTTTAGGTGCATATGTTTCTGTAGACTGGGAAGAAATAAGTAGATAAGTTATAAAATAAAATATACTAATTCAAATGAGTACAACAATACAAGTTTCAAGTCCTTCTAATCCAAAAATAATTGGTTTTTCTGGAAAAACTGGTACACAAACAAGCTTAACAACTATAACAGTCTCTCAGTCTTTTTTAATACCTGCAAATACCTTTACTAATAATAACATTCTTGAAGTAATATTTAGAATGTTTAGAGAATCAGGTAACCTTGGTCAGTTATATGGACGTATTTATTTTAATACTACTAACAGCTTGACAGGTGCTACATTATTTAATACTACATTTACAATGAATGGTGGTGGCACTCAATTTCTTGGATTAGTTGAAAGAAGATTTGGTTATGATGGTACTAACCTCACAAGTTATTCAAATGCTGCTTTTTCTGACTATACAACAGGTATTGCACAAAATGTTGTATTTAATGCAACAGTTGACAATTATATTTTAATTACAATGCAATGTCAAAATGCAGCAGATATAGCAAATACTAATCTTTGTAAAGTTTTAGCTTATGTTTAATATAGTAACAATTGAGAATGGTTTTATATTCAATAATACTGAATATATATTTGATGGAGAATATGAGATCATAAGTGAAACACAAGTTCATATACCAACAAATAAAGGAATTTTATTACTTGATCTATCATGCTCTATAGATGAAGTATCGTATGATGAGATTAATTTGTTTGTTCAAGCTTTATATCAAGTGGCAGAATGAAACACTTAATTATACTTTCTTTACTATTAGTATTTATTACTTCTTGTTCATTAGAAAGAAGATTGGAAAAATACTGTCCACTATGTACACAAAAAGATAGTACAGTATATATAACTCAAATTAGAGATACTACAATTAAGATTCCTGGAGAAACTGTATATATAGAAGATACATTATTCTGTGATTCATTAGGTAATGTATATGCTTCTAGACTTGCTGAAAAAGATGGAACTATTATCAAACTACAATCAAGAGTAAGAGATAACAAATACAAAGTAATTGCCCGTGTAGATACTATCTACAGAACTGTAAGAGGCAATACTATTTATAAAACCAAACTTGTAACAAAAACTCAAAAGCCACAAAAAATAAAATACATCCCCGGTTGGGTTAATTTCCTTGCATGGTTGGGTGGTATATGGTTAATAATTATTATATTATATATTATATACCGTCTGATTAAAGCTCAAATACCTACATTATGAGAACAAATATAACACTGGCAGTTTTGACAATCACATCTTTCTTTGCACCTATCCAGATAATGGTAATGGTTTTAATGTTTATAATCTTTGTAGATACAATAGTTAAATTAGTATCCCTTAGAAAAATAGCTAAAGAATCTAACAGAAAATATAGAGAAGTATTTAAATCTAGAATTCTTAGACAAGGATATATTTACAAATCTTTAGGATATTATATTGCTGCAGGTGTTGTGTTTCCTTTAGACTATTATGCACTCACTCCATTTCTTAATGGATTGCTTGAATTTACAGGATTTAGTTTTATAATTTCTGTACCCGCAATACTTACAAATATTTTACTTGGTATATTTTCACTTATAGAACTAGCTTCAATTAATGAAAACTGGTTTGATATTACAGGTAATAATATACTTAGTAAAACCTTTGATACTGTAAAGAAACTTAGAAAAGGTTTAAAAGACGCATCAGATACTTACAAAGACATCAAGAACTAATGAAACTAGATATTAGTAAAATAGTACAAGCAAGATTAGATTCAGATCAGTTTTTTGCTGAAGAATCTAAGAAGACACAAATCTATCTGCATCATACAGCAGGTGGAGGAAATGCAGTAGCTGTATCACGGTACTGGAATAGTAATGATACAAGAATAGCAACTGCATTTGTTATTGGAGAGAATGGAGACATTGTACAATGCTTTTCATCTAAACATTGGGCATGGCACTTAGGAATAGATTCAGAAGACTTTACTAAGAATGGTGCAAAGTATCAGAATCTAAATAAACTTTCTGTAGGTATAGAAGTGTGTAACTGGGGTCCATTAAAACTCCGCAATGGTAAATACTATAACTATGTGAATGGTGTAGTTAAACCTGAGAATGTTACAACATTAGAAACACCATTTAAAGGTACCAAATATTGGTACAAATATTCAGATGCACAGATAGAATCTTTAAGACAACTGGTAGAGTATTTATGTGAAACATATGATATTCCTAAAACTTATAGATCAGAAATCTGGGCCATTGACAAAGAGGCATTCAAAGGAGTACCTGGAATCTATACACATAACTCTGTAAGAAAAGACAAGAGTGATATGTATCCAGATCCTAAAGTAATAGACATGTTAAAAAACCTATAAAATGAA